TCCCATGACTGTGGCATCTTTGCAAGATCACCGATGATGTCCATGATTCTTGGAAGTTCCTTTGGCTCAACGTGTCCTGCGTTAAACTTAATTCCACTTCTTACCGCTACCCAGAAGTACCTTGGTCGGTATGAGAATCCACCAACCTGCAGGTTGTTGTGTTTTACGTGGTACAGGTCATACTTCTTGCCGGAGATGTCCTCAACCATGCGGCGGTACTTGTTCATCACGTCTCTTCCTTGCGTGTATGCCTGCTGCACACACTCAAATACGACTACCTTTGGCGCGACGCGTCCTGCGTAGCGCATAAACGCCCGCGTATGTTCATGTGCCTTTGCGTCAGGACCACGGTTAGCCTCACCTGACCAGACCGACCAACCTGAGCACGGCGGACAACCTACGACAACGTCCGTTTTCTTAACAGGCCACTCTCCTGGATCGTCTGAGAAGTAGTGCGTCCACTTATCACCGAGATGATGACGGTTAGCCTCGGCAACAGGATTTCCAAAGTTTAAGGTTCCTGTGCGCAGCTGCATCTCCATGCCTGACTGTACGAAGCCAAGACTCATGAAGCCTGCCAGCCCGTTACAGTCTATAAAGTTAAGATCAGACAAGTGTACACCTCCCGTAGTTAACCACGGAAGGACTGTATACCGCCTTCACCGCGGATGTTGTCTTATTCCGCGGTGTTTTCCTTTAATCCAACCTCATATCCGCAACCGGCGTATCCGGCGATGTCTATCCAAGTATCCGCGTGGAAGCTTGATCCTGGGTTTGAGTAACGTGCAACCTTAAGACCGACCATGCACATCGCAACGTCCTCCTTGGACACGTCAACGCCAAGAATTACCGACCAAATTTTTGCTATCCGGTCAAAGTTACTCTCAGGCGCCCCGTACTGTGCGTCACGCTCTCCTGCGATAACAGACGCGGCTGTTCTAAGTGCCTCAATGCGAGGTAGTGTACCTTCGTTATTTTCTACCATCAGTTGTTCTCCAGTTTAGTGTTTACACTTACGTATCCGATAAGTTCTCCACCTTGCTCGTTACCTCTTAACTTCATCTCGGCGAGCGCAGGTAGTTCCTCATTTTCATTGCCCATGATTCTTCTCCACTCAGTTCTTGCCTTTTCCCTAACGTCGGCAAGATCATTTCCGGAGACGATGAACTCGATAGTTAGTCTCATCAGCGAACTCTCTTTTGTAGTTGGTATGGCGTGTAGTGGGTGCCGTCAAGCGGTGGCTCCTTGCCGTCGGTAGACTTAAATATGATGTCACCATAGCGCACACCGACAACCTTTCCACGTCGTCCGTTGTGCATGACTCCGGTATCTCCGTCATACGCGTCACTCTTTACACGTACCTCATCACTGACGATTATGGCGCCTGGTTGTGCGTCTATCCACGTCTCGTCAGGTGACTCTGGAATTATCGAGTGATTTATCGCAAGCTTTGTAAATAACTCGGTAGTTTCCTTTATCTGGTTATTAGATAACTTCATCTCATTCCAGACCTCAAGTAGCTTAAGTATGGCGTTTCCAACTCCAACCTTAACCTTTGCCTCACTCATTTGACCTCTTACCCAGTCAAAGTTTACCTCAGGCATCCTGTTCCTCCTTGTCGTTTGGTACACATTTGTTGCACATGCCAGGTTGCTTTCCGGCACCTACGTCGTCAATTGCGCGGTAACACTGTACGCACTTAACTCCGCTGCTTCTTACCTTGTATCCTTCTATCTGTCTCTTCTTGTTCTTTTTCATCTTTTCAAGATACAGACGATCAAGTACCTCGTCTGTTCCACCCGCCGCAACGATTATGTTTGCGACAAAGTGTAAAACGTCAACCGCCTCCTTGATGATCTCCTCATGGTCTGCGTACGGTTGATCGTGCTGCCAAGGCTTCCATGAGATTGCCTGCCGCATCTCCGCAAGCTCATCGTCGATGGCTAGCATGTTCCAGCGCATATACTCAACTAGCTTACGAATCCTGCGTGGATCATCACCTGCCATCTCGTCAAAGTCGATGAAGTACACGTTCTTCTGTAGATCACGTGTTTTTCTTAACCAACCTTCAAACAATATTCCCATTGTTAAGCCTTTCTACTAAATATCTCAAGTGAGTCTGACAGCATCACTGCCGCATCCCTCTTGTTTGGAATTGACTGTAGATATGTTTCTCTTTGGTCCTTTGCCAGCTTACTTCTTTCGTCGGCAGACATCTCCTCGATACTTGCCGCGATGTGAAGCCAAGGTTCTCCTAGAGCTCCACTTTCACGCCAGTCAGTTGCCACAGGTGTAAGCGCGTTTATCGACTGAACTAGTCGGTACGTCCACCAGGTTCCTCCGGTTTGATATGGACTGATAAGTGCGCCTATGCCACTTGCTATCTGTGCGGAAACTTGGTTGTCTGTCCAACCCTTGTGCCACTTCATCGGAACGGTAGGACTTGTCAATGTTGCGATTGTTGACTTAGTCCAGTTTGTCGAGTAGTTTTCAACTACCCACTTCTCACGACGCTCAATCTCAATTGGATCCTGAAGAGTTAGTAGATACGCATCTAGATTTATACCTTTTACAGACGCGGCCGCACCTGTTGGCAGCTGAGATATAACCTTGCCTGTTCCAGACCAAGGTAGTGACGGGTACAACGTCGTTGGCCACGTATCGTTTAGTAGGTAGTCAACCACACCCATGAGGTCATCAAGAACGCTCGGTGTACTTGCGTGCATGTATCCCTTGCGGTATGAGTAGAACGGCTTTGTCATGTTCTGTGGGTTCTTGGTCATCGCGCGAAGGCTTGCGGTAATTCTCACCGGCTCAGGTGCGTCTATGTAAAGTGCTAACCTGTCTGAGTCACGCAGCACGTCTATCACGTTTAACGCACCATACACTCGGTTTGCACTTAGACTAGTTAGTGGACTTAGTCCAACAAGAACGTGGTCGTAACTTTGTAGGTCAGTCAGGTCCCACGAGATCTCCGGATCTGTCTGCACAACCTCGTGTCCCTGTATCGTCAGCACGTGAGACAGTAAACTGGCAAATGAAAGTGATCTTCTGTTTGCGTCCGACGAAGCGTGAGGCGCGGACATACCTGTTAAAAGAATCTTGCTCATATAAGTACTCCCTCAGCGTTAAGTTTAACGCCCTTGTCCTCGGCAACTGCACGTTCAATAATTCTGTTGCAGTGCTCGACGAACCTGTCATACGGTGGAATATAAGGTGCAAGTGCGTTTCGCTGTGCAAGCGCGGCCTCAACTAGTTGGTCGGTAGACATCCTCTCAACGTCCGCGATCTTTAACTTGTACGGATCACCTAGCGGATCACCCTCACCCTTGTCGGTGACAAGAATTGAGCCAACGTGCGCCGCATATAGAAAGCGACTACGCCACCAGCCTGATCCGGCGTGCGGATACGGCGGTGAAAGAATTCCCCAGTGTCTGTTATAAAACTCAAGTACGTCCTTCTCGGTATCAAACCTCTGTCCGCCAAGTTTCTTAATTAGCTTGCGACTTCCCACGATCTCGACGGGCCAACTAGGTGACTTGCGCTCAAGCCAGGTATCATGTGGCATGAGTGCGCCAAGTACCCAGGCGCGTTTCTTTTCCGTCGCCGCAAGTTCAACCACACCCTGCATCGTCGGAACGACCGTTGACGTTGGGTCAAGTGCCTCGATCGGACCGACCTCATCAGGCATGCGTTTACGAACTATCGAGCGATCACCAAACGAGTACATCGGACATACCGGAACCATACCTGCTGCCCAGCGACGATCAATTAGGTCCGCTGATGCTTGAACAAGACGCTTCTCCCAAGGTTTAACGTTTTCATCCGTGTCCATCATGTAGTATCTCTCGATGTAACACTTCCTTGCCGCGTCTGGGTTTGCCTGCTTAATTCTTTCAAGCGCGGCCTCGATGTCCGCACGACTAAAGTACGTCGCGCCCTCGTCACCGCGATGCTCAGTTCCAACAAGAAGGTGCTTGTACAGCATCTGTGGCTTACGAACTAGCGCACGTGCTCCATTAAATACGGTGTTCGTCTGCCAATCATCAAA